CATTATGTTAAGTTGACCCTAAGTTATCCACAGAATTTAGAGTACTCAGGCATTACAGTTTAAGTTATCCACAGGCAAATGTGGACAACTGTGCATAACACCCTGTGGACAACGCCCATGACCCTGCCCAGCGGGCGAGGGGGAGGGGGTAGGGCCGGCGCGAAAGGGCCGCGGGAACGGTAGCCCCGCGAACATTTTTTATTTTATTTTTTCAAAAAATCATTTACCATCCCCCTCAATGCAAACCACGATCTACAAACCCGAAGACGAACAAGAGTTGATGGCCACGCTGTGGACACCGGCGATTGCCGATGACCCTGAGGCGTTTGTGTTGTTTGCTTTCCCTTGGGGTCAGGAGAACACGCCACTGGCGAACTTCAAAGGCCCAAGAAAATGGCAGCGCGAAGTCCTGCGTGAGATCACCCAGCACATCAAGCGCCAACAAGGCCGCATTGACTTTGAAACCTTGCGCCACGCAGTCTCTTCTGGCCGTGGTATCGGTAAGTCTGCCCTTGTGTCTTGGCTTACCATCTGGATGTTATCGACACGCATAGGATCGACAACGATCATCTCGGCCAACAGCGAAGCTCAGCTGCGTGCAGTCACTTGGGCTGAGATCACAAAGTGGTTGGCCATGAGCATCAACAGCCACTGGTTTGAGGTTGCCGCCACCAAGATCACCCCTGCTGCTTGGTTAACTGAGTTGGTTGAAAAAGACCTCAAAAAAGGCACAAGGTATTGGGCTGTTGAAGGCCGTTTGTGGTCTGCCGAGAACCCAGATGCCTACGCTGGTGTTCACAACTTTGATGGTGTGATGGTGATCTTTGACGAGGCCAGTGGTATCGATGACTCGATCTGGGCTGTGACGGCTGGTTTCTTTACCGAGAACACGCCGAACCGCCTTTGGCTGGCTTTCTCTAACCCACGGCGCAATACTGGCTACTTTTATGAGTGCTTTAACTCTAAGCGCGACTTTTGGTCAAACAAGGTGGTGGATGCTAGAACCGTGGAAGGCACTGATAAGGCGGTATACCAGAACATCATTGACGAATACGGCCCAGACTCTTCCCAGGCACACGTTGAGGTCTATGGCATGTTTCCATCTGAGGGTGATGACCAGTTTATACCGGCTGACATTGTGGATGAGGCCATGGCACGGCCCAAATACAAAGACCAAAGCGCCCCCATCATCATTGGTGTTGACCCTGCACGCTTTGGCGCTGATGCCACAGTAATTGCCATTCGCCAAGGGCGCGACATTGTGAGGATTGACAGGCATCGAGGTGACGACACCATGACGGTGGTTGGCCATATTATTGAGGCCATTGAGGAATTCAAGCCTGCCTTGGTGGTGATTGACGAAGGTGGACTTGGAGCCGGCATTGTTGACCGTTTGAAAGAACAAAGGTACAAAATCAAAGGTGTCAACTTTGGCAATAAATCGGCAAATCCGATCATGTACGGCAACAAAAGGGCTGAAATGTGGGGAAAAATGAAGGATTGGCTAAGAACTGCTAGCATTCCTAAAGATAGGTTCCTGAAAACTGATTTAGTTTCGCCTATGATCAAGCCAGATTCTAGGGGCACTATATTTTTGGAGAGCAAGAAGGACATGAAGGCTAGAGGTTTGGCCAGTCCTGACGCAGCAGACGCAATTTGTGTTACTTTTGCGTTTCCTGTGGCTCATAGGGAATATACTGCGAGGGAAACAAGCCGCAAGTACACTGACCGCACGGCTGTAGCAACATCTTGGATGGGATCGTAAATGGCTACCAAAAAGAATGTATCACTGTCAGTTGGACGTGGCGAGAAGCTACCCGTCAGCAAAGGCGCTGGCTTGACGGCCAAAGGGCGTGAGAAGTACAACGCCGCGACTGGTTCTAACTTGAAGGCGCCAGCGCCTAACCCCAAAACCAAGGCAGACCAAGGCCGCAAGGACTCATTTTGTGCAAGGATGGGCGCAGTAGCGGCCAACGCCAAAGATGGCGAACGCGCTAAAGCAGCTCTTAAACGATGGAAGTGTTGATATGGCTACCAAACCCGGACTCTACGCAAATATTCACGCCAAGCAAGCCCGCATCAAAGCTGGCTCTGGCGAGAAGATGAACAAGCCTGGCAGTAAGGCAGCGCCTACGGCCAAGGACTTCAAAGAATCAGCCAAAACTGCGAAAAAGAAATGAAAGCACTGCAAGACTGCATCATCATTGAGCGCGATGTTGAGAAGCATCCCTTGTTTGTATTGCTCCAGACTGAGAAGCTAGGTACTGGCATTGCTGTTGCGATTGGGCCAAAATGCCTAGACATCAAAGTTGGTGACCATGTATACTTCGATGTAGGGCAAGAATTTAAGCAAGATGGCAAAGAGTATGTCGTCATGCGTGAGCCTCATATTTTAGGGGTTTTGGAATGAATGATCCAACCGGAATAGTCGCAGCGGCTAACGTAGCTGCTGGCGGCAAACCATTAAAGTCTGATTCAGACATTCTGACAACCGCCCGCGCTCGGTTGGACATGGCCGTTGCCGCACTGGCCGAGAGCCGTGAGGATGAGATCGACGATCTGCGCTTTTATGCCGGATCACCTGACAACCACTGGCAGTGGCCTGCTGACGTACTGGCCACTCGCGGTGCGGTGCAGGGTCAGACAATCAACGCACGCCCGACACTCACAATCAACAAACTGCCGCAGCACGTTCGTCAAGTGACGAATGACATGCGTCAGAATCGCCCAGGCGCAAAGGTCATCCCAGTCGATGACAACGCTGATGTGGAAGTGGCAGACATTTTCAACGGCATGATCCGTCACATCGAGTACATCTCTGACGCTGACGTGGCCTACGACACCGCCTGCGAGAACCAAGTGTCCTACGGCGAGGGTTACATCACCCTGATGACCGAGTATTGCGACGAAAACACTTTTGATCAGGACATCAAGATTGGCCGTGTTCGCAATTCATTCTCGGTCTACATGGATCCGCTGATCCAAGACCCCACCGGCGCGGACGCCAAGTGGTGTTTCATCACCGAAGACCTGACAAAAGCAGAATATGAGCGCCAGTACCCCGATGCTGCGCCTATTTCGACTCTCCAGTCCCTTGGTGTAGGCGACCAGTCAATCAGCAACTGGCTCAATGAAGACACAGTTCGCATCGCTGGCTACTACTACGTTGACTACGACAAAACAACGCTAAACTTGTACCCCGGCAATCAGTCTGCCTTTGTCGGCACGCCTGAAGATAAGATGCTCAAGGAAATGTTCGGCAAGCCGATCAAAAGCCGTGTCTCTGAGCGCCCACGGGTCAAGTATTGCAAGATCAACGGCTACGAAATCCTCGAAGAAAAAGAGTGGGCTGGCAAATGGATCCCCGTGATCCGTGTTGTTGGCAACGAATTCGAGGTTGATGGCCGTTTGTATGTCTCTGGCTTGGTGCGTAACGCCAAAGATGCCCAGCGTATGTACAACTACTGGGTTAGCCAAGAAGCTGAAATGCTGGCTCTGGCCCCCAAAGCTCCGTTCATTGGCTACGGCGGCCAGTTTGAGGGCTACGAGGACAAATGGAAGACCGCCAACACAAACAACTGGCCCTATCTGGAGGTCAATCCAGACGTTACAGACGGCCAAGGCGCGGTCTTGCCACTACCCCAGCGGGCACAGCCGCCAATGGCCTCCAGCGGCCTATTGCAAGCCAAATCGGGCGCTTCTGAGGACATCAAGTCTACAACCGGCCAATACAATGCCAGTTTGGGCATGGGTTCCAACGAACGCTCTGGTAAAGCCATCTTGGCTCGCCAGCGTGAGGGTGACGTAGGTACTTACCACTATGGTGACAACCTGACCCGTGCCGTGCGCCATGTGGCTCGTCAGTTGGTGGACTTGATCCCCAAAATTTACGACACACAGCGCATTGCTCGCATCATTGGTGAAGACGGCGAGACTAAGATGGTCAAGATCAATCCTGACCAACCTCAACCCGTCAACAAGATTGTCAATGAGCAGGGCATTGTGATTGAGAAAATCTACAACCCTGGTGTTGGCAAGTACGATGTGGTGGCCACAACTGGCCCAGGCTATGCAACCAAGCGCCAAGAGGCGCTAGAAGCTATGGCTCAACTGCTTCAGGGTAACCCACAACTGTGGTCTGTGGCTGGCGACTTGTTCGTCAAGAACATGGACTGGCCTGGCGCTCAAGAGATGGCCAAGCGGTTCCAAAAGACCATTGATCCCAAGTTTTTGTCAGATGGTGACGAAGACCCAGCATTGCAGGCAGCGCAGCAACAG